TCCCGTTTAAGTTTGGTTCTACAGACGCAAGCAATATTACTACTGCTGCAGCGTTTGAAACCATGTTGTTGCAGGCTACTGGTACGTTAGATAGTCAAGCAATGACCCGCTCTGTAGCTTCTGGAGAGGCTGGTGGAGCTTCTATGTCCTTGGCGATGTCTTCTATCATTAAGAAGAATAAGCAGGCTTTGATGAACTTCCAAGATGACTTCTTAATTCCTATGATTAAGAAGATTGCTCATCGTTATATGCAGTTTGATCCAGAGCGTTATCCTAGTCGTGACTTTAACTTTACCCCTGCCTCGACTCTAGGCATGGTAGCTAGGGAGTACGAGCAACAGCAGTTCATTGGATTGCTTCAAACCCTTGGTCCTGACAGCCCTGTCCTGCCTTTGGTCTTAAAAGGCATCATCAAAGGCTCCAGTCTGTCTAACAAAGAAGAGTTGGCTACAGCTCTTGACCAGATGAGCCAGCCTAACCCACAGCAGCAGCAGATGGCGATGGTACAGCAGCAGGGTCAAATACAGCTCCTACAGGCTCAGATTGCTGAGCTTCAAGGCAGGGCACAAGAAAGCCAAGCCAATGCTCAAGAAAGCCTTGCAAGGGCTAATAAGGCTGTAGTAGAAGCCCAGCTCATGCCTGAAAAGCTCCGGGTTGACGTGGTTCAGGCTGCGGCTAGCAATCTTGATGGGTCTATGCAGGGAGAGTTCGAGCGCCGTGTCAAGGTAGCAGACCTGATTCTTAAGGAGCGGGAGCTAGAGACCAAGGAAAACATCGTAGAAACCCAAATGCAAAGAAAAGTTCAGTAACCTCTTGACTTTTCTATAAATTTATGGTATAATAGATACATATGTTGTAGAAATACAACACAGTCCTAGTGAGGAGAAACTGTGGATAAAGAACTCCAAGCCTACTATGAGGCTAGATTTGACATGATGACTTCTAAAGGCTGGCAGGATTTACTAGAAGACCTGCAAAAAGTAGCCGAAGTCTCAAAAGACATAGAAAAATGTAACAGCGTAGAAGACTTATACTACGCTAAAGGACAGATGGATATCCTAAACTTTATCTTTCAACTCAAAGAAGCATCTGAAAGTGCTTACGAGGAGTTATCAGAATGAAGCGGATATTTGAATTTAGATGTGCTAAGGATCACCTTAGCGAAAAGTTTGTAGATGATGAGGTTCGTTCTATAGAGTGTCCTCATTGTCGCAATGAAGCTTCTCGTATTATCTCGTCACCCCGTATCAGTCTGGAGGGCATCACAGGTGCGTTTCCTTCAGCACATGAAGCGTGGGCTAGAAAGCACGAAGAAGCAACTAGAGTCGCTTACAAGAAACAGCAGAGCTGATTCCAAGTGACATTTTAAATTTCCTAGAATCCATTGTGGACAGGAGGATAATGTGGCAGCATCTTTTACAGAAACGCAAGAAGAGTTATTTGAAGCAAGTGATATTACTCAGCAAGAAACTCAGCCAGTAGCTGAAGAACCTCAAGCTGAAGTAGTACAGGAACAATCTACAGAAGAACAACCTGTAGTAGAAAATGTTCCTACCAAGTACAAGGGCAAGAGTCTTGATGAAATTATCAAGATGCACCAAGAAGCTGAGAAGCTAATTGGTAGACAAGCCCAAGAAGTTGGTGAAGTACGGAAACTTGCTGATGAACTTATCAAGCGACAACTCGACACAAAGCCAAAAGCTGAAGAGGTAGCCACAAAAGAAGACGAGATCGACTTCTTCGAAGATCCTAAGAAGTATGTAAACAAAGCAGTAGAGCAACACCCAGCAGTTAAAGAAGCTAAAGAACAAGCTTTTGAGAGTAAGAAGATTCAAGTATTAAATCGTTTACAGTCAGAGTTTCCTGACTTTGAACAGACAGTAACAGACCCTGCTTTTGCAGAATGGATTAAAGCTTCGCCAGTTCGCACACGGTTATACGCCGCAGCTGACGCAAGCCTTGACTATGATTCAGCAGCAGAGTTGTTAAATACTTGGACCTACGTAAAACCAAAAGCACCACAGCAGCCTCAGCCTACGCCCGAAGTCAAGGCAGCGCAAAAGGCAGCTGTTAAAGCAGCTACTGTTGATGTTGGTTCTAATGCGGCAGCACCTACATCTGCTAAGGTTTATCGAAGAGCGGACTTAATCCGACTACAACTGGAAGACCCTGATCGTTATTATCAGCTACAAGATGAAATTATGGCTGCTTACGCTTCGGGTCGAGTTAAATAACTTAAATCTAAAGGAAATTCAAAATGGCTCTCGGTACTGATCACGTAACAAAAACAACAGCGGATAAATTTATCCCTGAAATTTGGTCTGATGAAATCATCGCTGCTTACAAAAAGAACTTGGTTGCTGCTAACCTGTTCTCTAAAATGTCTTTCAAAGGCAAGAAGGGCGATACTCTTCACATTCCTAAACCCACTCGTGGTGACGCTGCAGCTAAGACTGCTTCTAATCAGGTAACTCTGATTGCTGCTACGGAAACTGAAATTCAAGTTCTTATCAACAAGCACTATGAGTACAGCCGCTTGATTGAAGACATTGTCGAAGTTCAGGCTCTGGCTTCTCTGCGCCGTTTCTACACGGATGATGCTGGTTATGCTCTGGCTAAGCGTGTTGACACTGACCTGATTCAATTGGGCCGTGGTGTTAATGGTGCTACCATTGGTACGAATGACTACGCTACCGCTGCTGCTAGCACGAACGCTTTCATTGGCTCGACTGGTGCTACTGTTTACAACTCCAGCACGTCTAACGCTGCTGCTCTTGGCGAGGCAGGTATTCGCCGTTCCATCCAGCGTCTTGACGATCAAGATGTTCCGATGACGGATCGTTTCCTGATTGTTCCTCCGTCAAGCCGTAACACGTTGATGAGCATCTCTCGCTTTACTGAGCAGGCTTTCGTAGGTGAGCAGGGCGGTAACAACACAATTCGTAACGGTCAAGTTGGTGACGTGTTTGGTGTTAAAGTATTTGTAAGCACTAACGCTGATACTGCTGCTGGTGGTTCTGGCACAGACCGTATCTGCTTGTTAGCACACAAAGATGCATTTGTGTTGGCTGAGCAGATGGGTGTTCGCTCACAGACCCAGTACAAACAAGAGTATCTTGGTACTCTGTTTACCAGCGATATGCTGTATGGTGTTGGTGAGCTGCGTGACGGTTCTGCCGTTGCTCTTGCAGTTCCTGCCTAATAGCCTATAAGCTAACGGCTCTCCCTAGACTCACAAGGTCTAGGGAGTTTTACTAAGTAGATTGTCTCAGTCTGCTGAGTAAAACTAAACGGAGATTAAATGCCAATCTATCGTGGTCCCGGTGGTTCTGGTGATGCTACCAATGACGCAACCAATCAATCTGTAATAGCACAAACTGCAGCTACTCAAGCAAGTGCTTCAGCTTCTGCTGCGTCTACTAGCGCAAGTGCTGCAGCTTCTTCAGCTTCTGCAGCTTCTAGCTCTGCTGCTAATGCTGCGTCTAATGCAACTGACGCACAGACTTACGCAAGCAATGCTAACACTTATGCAGGCAATGCCTCATCTTCAGCAAGTGCTGCAGCCTCTAGTGCTGCTGCTGCGTTAGCTAGTGAAACAGCTTCAATAAACTTAGCTAATAACTTCTCTGTAACTGCTTCAACATTATCTGCTGGAGCTTCAGCTACTGCTTCCTATAATTCTGGAACTTATGTTTTAAGTTTAGGTATTCCTACTGGTGCAACAGGCGCTACTGGTCCTACGGGAGCTACTGGCGCAACTGGACCAGCAGGCCCAACAGGTGCAACAGGTCCGACAGGCGCAACTGGTGCTACAGGACCTACAGGTGCTACAGGAGCTACGGGTCCTGCGGGGCCTACTGGGGCAACTGGCACAGCTGCTACAATTGCAGTAGGTACTGTAACAACAGGTGCAGCAGGATCAAGTGCAACAGTAAGTAACTCAGGTACAACCAGCGCAGCTGTCTTTGACTTTTCAATTCCAGTAGGTGCAACAGGCGCTACAGGTGCAACAGGAAGTACGGGCGCTCCCGGAGCTGCTGCAACGATTGCTGTAGGTACAGTAAGTACTGGAGCAGCTGGTTCCTCTGCTACTGTTATTAATTCTGGAACAAGTTCTGCAGCTGTTTTTGACTTTACTATTCCTCAAGGACAAACGGGAGCTACTGGCGCAACTGGACCAACTGGTGCTACAGGCGCTACCGGGGCAACTGGAGCAACTGGTGCAGGAGTACCAACTGGTGGAACAACTGGTCAGTTCTTGAAGAAGAACTCTGGTACAGATTACGATACAACTTGGTACACAATAACTAAGTCAGATATTAGTTTAGGTAACGTAGAGAATACTGCATTATCTACTTGGGCAGGCTCTACTAACATTACAACTGTAGGTACTATTTCAACTGGTACATTTGCTGGAGGCACGTACTAATGGCTACAATACTTCTTAAACGCTCAAACACTGCTGCGTCTATTCCAGCAGCTGGGGCATTAACTAACTCTACTGATGGTGCTGAGTTAGCTGTTAACACAGCTGATAAACGTCTTTATGTTAAAGACTCTGGCGGTACTGTAGTAGAACTTACTGGCGCTAAGACTGACTCTGCTCAGACTTTTACTATTTCACAGCGTGGTACAGTCACTACGGACAATGATGGTTCATTCGACATGAATGTGACTAACAACTTTAAGTGCACTCCAACAGGCAATTTTACCCTTACATTTACTAATATCACTGCTGGTCAGTCTGGGTTTATCTTGCTAGTCAACGGATCTAACTACACAGTCTCTGCCCATGCTAACACCAAGGTAGCCACTGGTGCTTTGACTGTACTTAGTGCTACTGGTACTTATTTGCTATCTTATTTTAGTGATGGTACTAATGTCTATGTTGCTAACTCTGGAGCATTAGCGTAATGGCTGTTCTACCTATTGGTATAAATCCTGCTACTGGTGGAGGTGGTGGTGGCGGCGGCTATCAGATTGAGCGCAGTCTCAGGTTTAATAGCGCAGATTCGGCGTA